CGCCCTATCGGGTGTCCAAGATCGAGGTGAAGCCGGACGGCAAGAAGGCGCTCTATTCGATCGATCTGGTCACACTCTCGACCGACTTTTTTAAATCGCTGGTGATGTCGCGGATCCGCACGCCGGCCGATCAGCCGGGGGCGTTTCATGTCCATGAGGCTGTGTCGGAGGATTACTGCAAGCAGCTGACCTCGGAGGCGCGGGTCGTGGTCGAGGGCAAGCCTGTCTGGGTGAAACGCTCGCGCAACAACCACTTTCTGGATTGCGAGGCGCTCTGCGCGGCCATTGGCTACACGCTGAACGTCCAGCGGATCCCGGAAGGGATCGAACGCAAAACCTCAATCGAGGCAGCAGTGCCCGATGGGCATGACCCAACCCAGGTGAGCGCGCTAGAGCCTGATACATCAAAGGCGCCGCCGCCGGTATCGCGCTCCTCCCCAGGACGCGGCGGCAGCGGCGCTCTGCGCGGGCGGTTTGCCCGCCATGGCAGCAGGCTGAATGGATAACGCACATGTCCGTGATCGCAAAGTTGAAAGATCTGCTGACTGAGGCACTGCCTCCGGCGGCGGGGCCGGAGGGGATGAGCCTCCCCAGACCCGCCGGCAAATACATGCGTGGCGGGCGGGGCGTGACCTTTGCCGGTTGGAAACCAGCCCTGCGGGAAGCTCAAGACGATATCGGTGACGCCTGGGATGATGCCGCCGCGCGGGTCAATGACCTTCTGCACAACAGCGGCTGGCTGGCCGGCGCGCTGGAACAATGCGTCGCCAATACCGTGGGCACGGGGCTGCAGCTGAAGGCGCTGCCGGAGAACGAGACCTTTGGCATGACACCAGCCCAAGCCTCGGATTGGGCCAAGACGGTGGAACGCCGGTTCGAGCTTTGGGCGTGCAACGCCCAGGAATGCGACATTCAGGGTTTGAGGACCTTTGGGCAGATGCAGGCGGCGGCGTTCCGCTCCTGGCTTGTCACAGGCGAAATCCTTGCCGAACTGCCCTGGCGCAAGCGGCCTTGGAATCGATACGGCACCAAGGTGCGGCTGCTGCCGCCACATCGCCTGTCGCGCAAGACCGAAAGCATGCGGCGACTGATCAACGGGGTCTACACGGATGCCGATGGCATGCCCGTGGGGTACCGCGCGATCCGCAAGGATCTGTTTCGTCATGATGCCGAATATGACGTGCGTGCGCGGGACCGTGCGGGACGCCCGCGGGTGATCCACATCTTCGAGGGCGCGCCCGGCACACATCGGGGCATCTCGCCGCTCGTTCCGGCACTGCAGGTGGCGCGTCAGTTCGACCAGTTGGCCGATGCCACGCTGATGGCAGCAATCGTGCAGACGCTCTTTGCGGTGACGATCACGTCCGATGAGCCAACGGAACAGGTTCTGCAGGGGCTGCTGACGCCCCAGGAACAGGCGCAGATGTCGGCGCAGGGTATCTCGCCGATGGAGGCCTATATCGAGATGGTCGCGGGCTATTATGACGGCAGCACGCTGGATGTGGGCATCAACGGTCGCTTGGCCCACCTCTTTCCGGGCCAGGAGCTAAAGTTCCACACAAGCAACCATCCGTCATCAGAGTACGCGGCGTTTTCCATGCATCTCTTGCGCGAACTCGCGCGGTGCCTGGGGCTGACCTATGAGAGCGCCACAGGCGACAACGTGGGGGCAACCTATTCGTCGCTGCAAGCCGCGACGACAGAAATCTTCGCGATCACCAAGGCGCGGCGGCGCAACATCATGGCGCCGTTTTGCCAGCCGATCTACGAGGCCTGGCTGGAAGAAGAGATCGAGGCGGGCGGCTTGCCGTTTCCCGGTGGCATTGCCGGGTTCCTGGCCAATCGCACGGCGGCGTGCCGGGCGGAATGGCGGGGCGATCCACGGCCCCAAGCCGATGATCTCAAGAAGGCCAAGGCCCATGAGGTCTGGAAACGGCTCGGTGTCATGTCGGATGCGATGATCTGCACCGACCTCGGGGCGGATGTGGACGATGTTTACCAGCAGCTGGCGCAGGAACAGGCACTGCGGGCCGAATACGGTCTGCCTGAACCGCAGATCATGGGCGCGCAGGGCGGTGGGCCGAGTTCCGCAGGCGACACAAGCGACGAGGCCGAGGAATGACGATCAGCATCAATGAGGCGGATCCCTGCGCCGCCGCTGCCAGCCTGCGGCAGGTCTATGTTCGGCTTGTGGCAGGTGAAGGGGCTATGGAGGTGCGGTTTCGGGCGGGATCAAACGGGGTGGAACGCTCAGTCACCTACCACCGGGCGCATCCTGATCGGCTTTTAGCCGTCATTCGCGGCTTTGAGGAACAATGCGCCCAGCTGCAGGGGCACGGCCCGCGGCGCTTTGCGCTTGGAACAGGAGGGGTGAGGTGACGGAACCGCCCGATATAACACGACCAGCGGCCGGCCCGTCTCTCGCGCAGATTGCGGGACGCGTTCTGAACCGGCCGCTGCTTCTGCACCCAGACAAGGCCGATCTCATCCTGCATGTGCTGCAGGGACGGATTGGCATTGAACCACTGCAAGTCATCACGCCCGAGACCAACCGGTTCGTCGGCACATACCGCCGCGACAATGGCAGTGTTGGATCCACGCGCGTGAAAAACGGTGTCGCCATCCTGCCGATTGTCGGCAGCCTGGTGAACCGCGGTGCCTGGATCGGGGCTAGTTCGGGGCTCGTGTCCTATGAGGGGGTCGCGGCGCAGCTACGCGAGGCGGAAGCCGACCCGGATGTGCGGGCGATCCTGCTCGACATCGACAGCCCGGGCGGCGAGGCCACGGGCATGTTTGCCACGGCCAAGCTGGTCAGTGCGGTCAACAAGACCAAACCTGTGGTGGCGTTTGTCAACGATGTGGCGGCCTCTGCTGCTTATGGCATCGCCAGTGCGGCCTCGGAAATCATCGTCTCGCCCACCTCGATGGTGGGATCGATTGGCGTCGTGCTGACCCACCTCGATCGCTCGGGCGAGTTGGAGGACCGTGGCGTGAAGCCCACGCTTATCCATGCCGGGGCGCACAAGGTCGACGGCCACCCGTTTGGTCCGCTGTCAGATGCGGTCCGTGCCGATCTGCAGGCCGAGGTTATGAAAATCTACGACCAGTTCGTTGGTCTCGTCGCTGAAGGCCGTGCCGGTCGGATCAGTTCTGAGGCCATTCGGGCGACAGAAGCTCGCACCTATCTTGGCGCTGACGCCATCGCCCAGGGCCTCGCTGATCGCGTGGCGAGCCTTGAGGAGGTGATCGCCGCGCTGTCGCAACCGCCCTCCGGGGCAAGCCCCCAGAGAAAGGGAGGACCCATGACCAAAACACCCCAAGCCGAGGCGCCCGCGACGGACGTCTCTGCCATCAGCTCCACTGATCTGCAGGCGGCTGTCAATGCTGCCCGGACGGAAGCCCATGCGGCAGGCGCCACTGCCGGCAAGACGGAGGCCACAGCGCGCATCAAATCCATTCTGAGGGCGCCGGAAACGGAAGGTCGGGAGGCGCAGGCCTTGGTGTTGGCGCTTGAAACTGACATGACGGCGGCCGACGCGGCCAAGGTGCTCGCAGCCTCGCCGAAAGCCAACATATCCGCCTCCATCGCCGACCGAGCCGCCCATGAGGCCGAACTCGGGGCCGAAACCCCGGCCGATCATCGCAATCGATCTGAACGCAACGCGGCCGGGTGGGCGAAAGCCATCACCCAGGCCAATGCGCGCTTCAGCTGAATAGGAGAGACCGTCCATGACCGTTCTCATTGAAGGCCGGCATCCCGGCGAATTCCTGATGACCGAGGCTAATGGTCAGCGCTCGCGGGAAAAGATCACTATGGCCAGCGGTGCGGGCATCATCGCCCCGGGCACCGTGCTTGGCAAAATCACCACCAGCGGCAAATATCTGGCGAGTGCTGTGGGTGCGACCGATGGCAGTCAGACTGCCGTGGCGATCGCGCTCTATGGCTGCGATGCCACGGCCAGTGATGTTGGCATTGCCGCCATCACTCGCGATGCTGAGGTCAGTGGCAAGATCCTGACCTACCATCCCGATCGCGATCAGGCGGCAGAAAAGACCGCGGCCCAAGCTGACTTGGCGGCCGTTGGCATTATCGTGCGGTAACCACCGCCACCTGCACCCAACCCTCACATCTTGAAATCTGATCTCCTGCGCCCTCGGGCCGCGGGGTGATCTTGCGCGACCAGTTACTGGCGCGCCGACGCAATAGAAGGACCTCCCATGTCGATCCTCAACATCTTCAGTCAGGACGCCTTCAGCGTCATGCGCCTCACGGACGCGCTTCGTGAGATCAAATACACCCCGTCCCGCATCGGCCAGATGGGGCTCTTCCAGACCACCAGCATCGATACGCTCGACATCGCAATCGAGAAGGACAAAGAGCAAAACCGCATGCTGGTCTCGGCCAGCCCGCGTGGTGGGCCGGGCCAAACCTTCGACAAATCGAAACGCGCCGTGCGCATGCTGAAGGTCCCGCATTTCCAAGTGGACGATGCGATCTACGCCGACGAGGTACAGCAGGTTCGCGCCTTCGGCCAGGAGGTCGCCGTCGAACGGCTACAGCAGAAAATCGCAGACCGCGCAGCCGAGGCGAGCCAGTTCTTCGCATTGACCGAGGAATATCACCGGCTGAACATTCTCAAGACCGGCCAGTTGCTCGATGCTGATGGCTCGGTTCTGTTCGATTACTTCACCGAGTTTGGCGAAAGCCAGCAGGCCGTCGTGGACTTCGACCTCGACAATGCAAGCGCCGCCGATGGAGCGCTCCGCAAGAAATGCGCCGGCGTCATCCGCCAGATGGCGGGCATCCTCGACGGTCTGCCTTATACGGGCATCATGGCGCTTTGTGGCGATGCGTTCTTCGACGATCTCATCGCCCACCAAGAGGTGCGTGAGACCTATAAGGGGTATGCAGACGCAGCCTCGCTGCGAAACGCCTATATCAACTCGGGCAATTCCGGCATCTACGGCGCCTTCGAGTTCGGCGGCATCACCTGGATGAACTATCGCGGTGGGCAAAACGTCGGCATCGACACCGACAAGTGCCATCTTGTGCCCTCGGGCGTGCCTGGGCTCTTCCGCACGGTCTACGCTCCGGCAGACTACATCGAGACGGTCAATACGCCGGGCCAGCGCCTCTACGGCAAGCAGTGGGAAATGCAGAACGGCAAGGGCGTGAACCTAGAGTTCCAGATGAACGCGCTGCATTACTGCACGCGCCCGCGGGTGCTGATCCCCGGTAAGCGGACATAAATATTAGGCTGCTTCGAGATGATAGGGGCGGATAAGGCAATCAGATGGAATACCCCAATCTTCGTGCAACTTGTGGATCATATCGACGGTCAAGGCGCGTCGCTTTTTGAGAATCTCAGACGCACGGGGGGCTGATCCAAAAAGGTCACCAAGGTCCTTTTGGGTGCGGCCGGTTGCGTCCATGTGTGCCTTGATAACATCGACAGGTTCAGCAGCTGAAATAGGGAAGTGCTTTTCTTCGTAATGCTCGACCAGGTCGACAAGTATATCGAGCAGATCGCCCTCATCAGTATCAGGGGCGGCATCCCAGAGTTCTTCAATAAGTGCGAGTGCCTTCCTGTGATCACTCGCGTTCCTGATAGGTTTGAGTTGCATGTGTGGGGCTTTCAGAAGTTTGGTTAATATTGTGATACGGTCAGGGCGTCGATCTTGTCATACTCAGCGTGGGTTCCTACGAACTTGATAAAGGCAATCTGTCTTGGAAAGTTGAACGCCGCTATGAGGCGGTAGTTGCCACCTTGAATTTCAAAGCGGGCACGTTCTGCATTCAAGACTTTTGCCTTGGAAAAGGCCGCCTGTACGTCTGCCAATGCGTTCCACTCAGCCGCCTTCGCTATTCGGTACCAATGTTCAAGCGCCGGTTTGGAGCTTGGATGAGCATCAGCGAAAGCTGTCAGTGTTTGTCTTGCAATGATCCGCATAGGCGCCCCTTCCCATATTGGGAAAGTAGCAGCGTGTCAGACTTGTGTCAACAGAAATTCCCAATACGGGAAGATGCGCAAATATCGTCCGAAAACGGAGGCATCATGTCTCTTTTCAATGACTTGGATGCGCACACCAGCGCAGCAGTCAAGGCGGTCTTCGCCGAACCGGCCCTTTTGCGCCCTCGCATGTCCACGCAATACACTGAACCCAGCACCGACCCTGATCGCGCAGCGACAGCGACCTACGGCATATTCTCGTCTGGCCCCGCGCGGCAGGACCTCCGGGGCCAGGCACAGGGCGTGCAAATGACGGGCATGACCAAGCTGTCGACCGCCGCTGCTGAGTTCTGGATTGGCAAGGCACAGGTGGAGGAACTGACAGCGCTGCCTGCCAAGGGGGATGCGATCACGCTGATCGACCGCGCGGGGCGCCCAGTCTACGCAATCAGCGCGGTCCATCACACTGACATGGGCGATCTGACCCTGATCCTTGTCCGAGAGGATGACCTTTCATGAGCTTGACGCGCCTTGTCATGCGCCTCGCCGCCGCCCGTGCGCTGCGGGACCGAACGCTGGCCGGGCCACGAGTGTTCGACAGCGCGGTCGACCCAATTGATCAGACCATCGCCGAAAACCGCCAACCGCTTCTGGTGCTGACCACCGATGAGCACGCCCTCGACGTGACTGGCCGCGATCTGGGAAGCGGTGCCCATCGCTGTGATTTGGTGATCGAGATCGCCATCGCCTCTCGCGTCGAACTGCCCGCCTCTGATGGCGACGGCGGCCAGATCAGTATCGCAATTCCGCATACGGACGAAGGGATGGAGCTGACGCTCGACATCATGGAGCACCAAGTGACGAGAGCGCTGACCCGCAATGATAATGCCTGGTCGCGCGTCTGGATGAAACTTGTGCCGCGGGTGACCCGGCGGCTTTCACGTCGCGGGGCGTCCTCGGAAAACGGCGTGCGCTTCGCGGCCCGGCAGCTGGTGCTGACCTCCGATCTGGTGGACACGCCAGTGTCGGGTGACACAATCGCGCCAAACAGCGCCTGGGGGGAGGCGTTGGCTCTGATGGAGGCCGATCCCATACTGGCCAATATCGCAAACCTGCTGCGCACGGAGCTTGATGGCTCAGCCCTTACCGATTGGCGCCGGGCTGCGGAAGCGCTTGGCCTCCCTCTGGAGGTGGCCAACCATATCGGCATCGGGCCAATCGCGGATCTTGACGCGGACCCACAACCGCTTTCGGATGTCACGTTTGCGGATTTCGACCTTGCGCAGCCAGGATCGTAGCCATGGCGATCCGCGAAATCGTCGAGCTTGTCGCACGCGTCACCGATCTGGAGCGCCGTGTTGCGGGCGTCATGCGCCACGGCACGGTGGCGGAGGTTGATCCTGGACGCCAGCGCATGCGTCTGGATTTTGGGCCGGCGCATGGGGGGCAGGGCCGGTTCCTGTCACCCTGGCTGCCCTATGCCCAGTTCTCAAGTGCTTTGCGCGTGCACACGCCACCGTCGGTTGGGCAGCAGTTTACGGTGATGTCACCGTCTGGGGATTTCCAACAGGCGGTGGCGGTGCCGCTGACCCATCACGCGGGCAATCCCAGCCCGTCGACCGCGGGGGATGAGAATGTCATCACCTATGGCAATGTCCGCATGACGCTCGCAGATGATCTGGTGCATGTCGATGTGGGCGGGTCGCTCCTGAAGATGACAGCGGCCGAGATCACCCTTTCGACCAATGGCAGCAGCATCGTGCTGAACGCAGACGGCGTCACCATCAACGGTGCCCGGATTGATCTGAACTGACCCAAAAGGAAACCCCATGCCAGCTGTCACCCGCCGCGGCGACGCCTGCACCGGGCATGGGTGCTGGCCGCCCCGACTGAGCACCGGCGGCAGTCCGGATGTCTTTGCCAACGGCATCGCGGTCCACCGCCAGAGAGACACATGGGCTGCGCATACCTGTCCGGCGATCCCACAGACCCATGCCAGCGTGCTGGCTTCCGGGTCTGCGACGGTCTTTGCCAATGGGCGTCAGCTTGGGCGGATTGGCGATCCTGTGGCCTGTGGATCCTCCGTGGCTGCCGGATCACCAGACGTGTTTGCCGGGGAATAAGGTGCGCCGGTTTCAAGGTTGGAGCCGCCAACCTTGAACGCGCTCCTGGCTGTAAGGCGCGACATGCAGGAAAGGACATCGGAATGAACCGATACGCGATCACCGAGAAAGCTGGCCGCTTTGTTGCCGGCCAGACGAATACTGGCGTTGGCACTGTGCTGACCCTGACCGACAGGCAGGCCGAGCATGAGCTGCGCTTGGGCACGCTGCGTCGGCTGAATGTGCCTGACGCCGAGTCCGAGACCGGCAAGACTGCACCCGCCAGCAAGGCGAGGAAAGGTGCCAAGAGCGACCCCAAGCCAGCTGCGGTTGAGGACGCTGGCGAAGGTGCTGGTGACGAATAAGGGCCAGGGAGCCAGGGAGGGCTGAGTGATGGCCGCGCGCAGCACGAACCCGTCTGTCGGCCTGAACGCCGTAACGGGCGGTGTAATCGAGGGCTGGCCGCATGTGGCCCAGAGCCTGCAGGACATCTTCACCACGCGGTTTGGCGCTCGGATCATGCGCGAATGGTATGGATCGTTTGTTCCCAACCTGCTGGGGCGTACTATTACGCCCAATGAGGTGACGCCGTGGTTTGCCGCGGTCACGTCCGCGATCGAGCAATTCGAGCCGCGCTACCGGGTGACCCGCATTCAGATCGTCGAGGTGACCCGGGACGGACGGCTGCATTTCTTCCTCGAGGGTGAGTACCGGCCACGGGCGACCTATGGCGACTTCACGGTTGAGGGCGCACGGCGCATCAACGCCTATGCCAATCCCGACGGGGTGCTGATCGAAGAGCGTGAGGCTGAGACATGAGCCGTTTCACCGCCA